ATAGTAATAGTTGATGGAGTTGGTACACTAGTTACCATAAATTTTTTATCACAAAAATCTGAAGCACCAAAATTAGAATTAGTAATAGCACTAAACGTAGATGTATTACCAAATAATATTATATCTCCTGCAGAAAAATTATGTGATCCACTAAAAGTAATTGTTACAGCTGGGTCATTGTTAATCGTGCTAAATGCACTAGTGATAGCTGTACCTGATGGATTTGTTAAAGGGTGTATATCATAGAACACTCCTCCAGAGTATATATATAAAATTCTATTAGTTCCTATAGCTGCATATTTAGTAGATGCTTTGTTTACAAAATGATGCAATCCTCTTGCAACTCCCGTAAGCTTTGATTCCCCTAATTGATTCCAACCACCTATTTTTTCAGGTGTACCATATCTAAAACGTACATTCTCACCGCCTGTCCATTGAGACTCGGCACCTGTTGATGTAACTTGTTTATTGAATCCTGGTAAAAAACCTAGTTTTTGTAACATATAAAATCCTGTTTATTAGGTGTTATATCAGATTGTAGGTGATTTCAATAGGTTTTAAGCAGAGGGAATCTGTGGTGGATCATCCCCCTGCAAGCCTAATGTATAGACTATTTTTTAGATTTTGTCAATTTAGTTCCTTTAAACCAAGCAGGTGCACCTAGTAAAGGTCTTTTGTCTAAGTAGTTTTCTTTAGCTGTTTTAGAATTAGCTTTGTTATAATGTAAGAATACTTGACCACAGTTCTTACCTTTAAATTCTTCTCTCCAATGTTCTAGTTCACAACCGGAATAGATTAGCATGTCTCCTGGTTCTAGTTGTACTTTAATACCAGCTTGACCTGTTTTAGTTGTTGGATCAAGATATATTGGCCATGGATCACCACCTAAATTTAAAGTAGTAGATATCTCACATGAGTATCTATCCTTATGTCTAGCTAGTATATCTCCTTCTTTATAAATCCTTGCATATGAATAAGTCTCTGATAGTTTTAATTTCGTATGTTTCTCCATTACAGGTTTTACTTCTTGTAATAAAGTCTCCATTGCAATATCCCCGTAATGTGAATAAGTATTTGGTACTTGATCATCATTCCATATACCAAAGTATTCTGTAAAGGGTGAAATGTATTTGTTATCAAATAAAAATCTTGCAACATTTCTTTTATTTAAAAAATATTTATAAACAAACTCTGCTAGCTCAGGTGATATAGCTTTTTTTAATACTGTATATTTATTATTTTTGAACGACATTTAATACTCCTTTTGGTATTGCTTGGCAGTTCCAATGTATAAATCTAAATGGATTATATCCCATATCTACAATGTACTGATGGGGCATATACGATGGAAAAAACATTATTCTACCTGGTTTAACTTGATAATTAATTTGTGAACTTGCATGAGTTACTTTCTTTTTATCTTTTTCTGGTAAAAGATTCATCATATTACCAGGTCTTGGATCTTCAAACATAGGCATAGATGTAGACTCATCTGCTTTTAAAAAATAAAAACCAGATATATGACCATTCCAATGTGTATGTAAGGTGTGGTGTCCACCACCTTTTTTAGCAAATTCTTGTACCCACATTTCTGTAGTAAATACTTGATAGTTTGTTAAATCAAAACCCATTTCACCTAATAAGTTATGTGCTGTTGCACCTATATAATTTTGTAATTCTGCAAAGTTAGGATCACCGATTAATGATGTTGAATGGAATACATGACCCATATCTCCTTTATTGCCAAACTTTTTATTACGCTCATCAATAGCTGGTTTTAGTGTTTTTTTAGATACTTCAATATAAGGATCAGATGCTCTATTTAAATCATCTACAAACTTAGGTTGATCTGCAAACCATACAGGACATTTAAAAAATTCTTCTAATTGTAATTTTTGAGGATATCCATCTGCACTACCACATGACATCTCTTCTAATTTTTTTCTTGTTTTTTGTTTTCTAGCTTTTTTCTTTTTCATATTTATCCTTTATTTATATGGCCATCCTAAATTCCAAATAACCAAACTGTTTCTTTCTCCACTTTTAACTGGACATACTCTATGCCACACAAAACCAGGAAATACAACTAAAGATCCTTTAGGTAATACCTCAGTGCACTTACGTATATTAGGTTTTTTATCAGGGTCTAAGTTTCTAAAATCAAATTCTAGTTCTCCACCCTTATAATCTTTTGGATCAGATAAACTAACTGTTACAGATAATTTTCTAATCTTACCATGTGAAGGATCTCCTTGTTGTCTTTGATAAGGTTGATCCCAACCATCACAATGCCAATCATAAAATTGGCCTTTTTTATATTTTGTAAACTGACAAGACTCAGAATAATCCCATTGAAAATTCCAACCAGCTGATGCATTAGCTTGATGAACATAGGGTTGTATTTCTTTATAAATCCATCTGTCATTCATCCATACAATGTCAGAGTTTCTTTTCTTTTTTAAATCTTTTGTTTGTTTTTTATTTAATTTTTTACCATTACCAAAACCACCAGTAACTGCCATTTGATCTTGCAGTTGATGACCGTATTTTACAATGTCATCACAGATACGTTCTGGAACGGCTGATTGGAAATACCAAAAATAATTAGTTAGGTTCATATATCTTTATAAAATATTTATAACTTAGTTATATATTAAAGTAAAGAGTAATAAAAAGAATTGATCTAGATCAATTAAGAAATTGCCAATGTTCCTGTAACTGTAAACTTTATAACTGAAGTACAACCTGGTGCAGGAGTAACTGTATTTGTACCAGGGGCCGCGGTATATGTTCTTGCATTTGGTCCTCTGATTATGACTATACCTGGACCACCACTACCAGCACTAGCACTTTCACCTCCAGCTCCACCACCTCCAGTGTTATCAGTTCCTGGATTTGCATTAGCATTTCCACCACCACCTGTTCCACCAGAACTTGGCATAGCTGATCCTGATGCACCACCAGCTCCACCACCAGCATATGCTACACAAGATCCCGTTATATTATTTGTAAGTCCTGCACCACCTCCTGGACTTCCTGCTGAAGGACTTGCGTTTCCTCCAGATGCACCCGCACCACCTCCACCACCGCCTGAATACGGTCCTGAAAAAATATTTGATCCACCTGAATTACCTTGAGATATAGGTGATCTTGGAGGAGTATTTCCAGCAGCTCCTGAAATAGCACTACAAGAACCTGTACCAGCTCCACCACCAGAACCACCAGAAGCACCAGCACCTGTTGGTCCTGCTCCAGCTCCACCACCTCCACCGCCATCAGCGGTTATTGTTGTTGAATTTTCACTTCCACCTGGATTAAATATTGAATCACTACCTGAATTACCTTGAGTACAAACACCAACTGCTGCACCTCCACCTCCTACTGTTACAGTATATATAGTTCCTGCATCTACTTGTGAAAAACTTAAAGCAGAGTTTCTAGTTGGAGAAGGACCATATCCAGATGCTCTATATCCTCCAGCTCCACCTCCACCTGAACGTCCCGATCCACCTCCTGATCCACCACCAGCTACTACTAAATAATCTAAATCATATGATATAGCTACTGTTCCATCAGGCCATGTTCCTTGATTCCTTGCACTAAATTGACTTTGCATTGACCACACACCACTTGCTTTGTTTAATTCTTTTACGACCACTATTCCTGATCCGCCTGCTTGTGAAGGATTTCCTCCTTGTGGAGCATTACCTGCTCCTCCACCACCACCAGTATTAGTTGTTCCTGCTGTTGCACTTAAAGAAGGTGCATTTTGACTTCCACTTCCTCCACCACCTGCTCCTCCAACACCTCTTGAACCATCTCCATTAGCAGCTCCACCGCCACCTCCAGCGAAAACTGAACATGTTGGACCAATATTTCCATAGGTCGGACTTACATCTGTTCCTGCTCCTCCTGCTCCAACTTGTTTTCCAGGAATTGGTGCTGTTATTCCAGCAGTACTATGCCCTCCTCCACTTCCTCCACCAGTATAAGTGGTACAATTTGAAATTCCATTTGCCCCCGCATTTCCTTGTGGGGGATCTACAGGAGGGGTATTACCTGCTCCACCTGTACCACAACTACCACAACCTCCACCACCTCCACCAGAACCACCTGCTAAACCTGTTCTACAACCAGTTATGTAACCTCCACCGCCACCACCAGCTGAAGTGTGGGTTCCACAACTTGCAACAAAACTTGAATCAACTCCTGAAGTACCTCTCCCTGAACCTGGTCCAGCTGCTCCAGCTCCACCTACTGTCGCTGTATAGGGAGAATTACCACTAACTGGTAATTCTATATCTCTTAATCCACCTGCTCCACCTCCACCAAATCTTCCTGCTCCACCTCCACCACCTGCAACAATTAAAGCTTTAACGACTCTAGTCCCTGGTTGTGTGGTTACTGCACCTGTAGATGTTTTAACAGTTTGAATACACTTCCCGAAAGAAGCTTGATTACTTTTACCGATTATTCCGCCATTTGATCTGGCCATGTCTTAAGTCTCCTATTCGGACACCCAAGCTGAGCCATTCCAATTATATTTGGTAGGTGTTTCCGATTCGTCGTTTGATTTAGTTGCTTCCCAACCTTGTGTGTTGTCAGCTTGATATTTTGTTTCGTTCCAAGAAATAAAATAGTGTACATCACCTTCTTCTGTAACTGTTGGATAAGTTATTGGTGCTTGCCAATCGTCACTTGAATCTAATGACCATGAAGCATGAGGTTGTTGTCCTAAAAATTTATCTTTTACAGGATCATAGACCATTCCTTTTCCGGCATATTGTTTTCTAAAATTATTATTGTAAGAAGTTTGTTTCCAAATCCCACCTTTGAAAAAATTAATACACCATGTTTCACCATCTTGGTGCATGTCTGAAGGAACGCAATCGTTTCCTACAACTACTACTCTTTCAACTACTTGATGAGTATCTGAAGTATGTCCTGTTGGATCTACTTTTGTTTTTAATTCTGCGAAATGTGCCATATTTTTACTCCTTAAATTTCTATTTTATATTTTAATTTTAACTTGTTGTCAACGTTCCAGTTACTGTAAATGATGCTACTTTACATCCTCCAGCTGGGGCTGGTAACGTTGCTATACTATTGGTTCCTGGTGCAATACTTGCACCTGTAGCTCCTGGGAATCTTACAACCACAATTCCTGGGCCACCTGCTCCACCTTTATTTTTACAAGTTCCACCACCCGATATGTTTTGTGGTCCTGAACCTCCACCACCACCTCCAGTGTTTGTTGTACCTGCGGTTCCATTTGATAAATTTCCACCGGCTCCACCACCACCAGCTCCACCAGATCCTGCTCCACCTCCGTTCCAACTACCACCGCCACCACCGCCAGCGTATGAAACATCTGATCCTGTAATTGTATTTGGTGCACCTGCACCTCCTGCTGTTCCATCATTACCACTTGGGTTATTTGTTCCTGCAGCTGTCGCTCCACCACCACCAGAGGATCCTCTGGATGGATAAACTGCCATAGTTCCACCTGGATTTCCTTGAGGGGGATCTACAGGTGGTGTGTTTCCTGCACCAACAGTGTTAGAACCAGGAGAATTTTCAGCTGAGATACCTCCACCTGATCCTCCTGGACCACCATCAAATTTACCCATGGCGCCTGCACCACCACCTGTTGATGTTATTGATAAGAAACTTGAATCTGTTCCACTATTACCTACTCCAGTGCTTGGTGAATCATCTAGTGCTCCACCTCCACCTACCACCACATCATAAACAAAACCTGGTTCTAAACTTAATGCTGATCCTTGTAAAGGAGAAGGTCCGAATCCTGATGCTCTATAACCACCAGCTCCACCACCAGCACCAGCATATGATGATGCGGTACCAGGAGGATGACCTTTTCCTGATCCACCACCAGCTACTACTAAATAATTTGCTGTAATCGGACTAGGTGAAAAATCTGTAATTCCTAAAGTTCCTGAACCTGTAAATCTTGCAACAATTGCTGGGCCTATGTGAGAAACGGTTCCTGCACATCCAGGACTAGCTGTAAAAGTAACTCCTTGACTTAAACTTGCTCTCGCAACTACGATACCTGGACCACCGGCACCGCCTGGCCCTGCCGGATTACCCGATCCTTCACCACCACCGCCACCACCGCCACCAGTGTTAGCAGTTCCTGCTGATCCAGTGCCTCCAACTGAACTTGCTCCACCAGCACCACCAGCACCTCCACCACCAGCTCCTGCGGCTCCTCCTGAATTTCCAGGTTGAGTACCTCCTCCACCTCCACCACCAGCGTAAGTCGTTGCTATTCCTGTAATTGCGTTAGGTGCTCCTGCACCACCTGCACCACCTGCACCACTAGATGTATTTGAACCAGCAGCAGTGACTCCACCACCACCTCCTCCACCTCTAGTTCCGTGAGGAGTACCTGAAGTTCCTCCAGGATTTCCTTGATCAGGATCAGTTTCAGGAGTATTACCTGCACCAGCGGCAGTAGAAAATCTACCACCTCCTCCTGATCCACCAGCTCTAGTTCCACCACCTCCAGCTGTTGATGTTATTGTGCCAAATATTGAATTGTTTCCATCAGTGCATGAAGGAGCAGCACTAGGACCTGCTGCACCACCAGCTCCAACTGTAATTGCGTATGTTCCTAAACCTAATTCTTGTGCTGATCCTTGTAATGGACTTGGTCCAAAGCCTGATGCTCTATAACCACCAGCTCCACCTGCACCTCCAGCGTCTGCTAAACCTCCACCACCACCAGCGACTACCATATAATCTATGTTTGCTGCTCTTGATGGCCATAAACCATTTTCTAATTGATCAAATTGATCATTAAGACTCCAGACTCCTGAAGCCTTATCTAATTCTTTTACTATAACTATTCCTGAACCACCAGCTCCACCTGTTCCTGGGTTTGATGCACCACCACCCCCGCCTCCTGTGTTAGCAGTTCCCGCAGTTCCTGATCCTCCACCTTGTCCAGCTCCTGCTCCACCACCACCAGTTCCACCTGCTCCTCCTGGACCTGCTGGACTTTGATAATTACCTGATCCTCCACCACCTCCTGCATAAACTCCTGAATTAGGAAGTCCTGGTCCCAATATTGGAGTTATGTCTAATCCTGCTCCTCCTGCTCCTCCTGCTCCAATATTTCCTGGCGTTGGTTGAGATGCAGCACTTCCTGCTACAGAAGCTCCACCTCCTCCTCCACCTGCAGTCCAACTTCCAGGTACGTGTTGACCTGCTCCTCCTGGATTTCCTTGTGATGGACTTGTTGGGGGTGTATTACCTGCTCCACCTGCAATTGCACTAGCTGGTGATCCTGAAGTTTGAGCTGCACTTCCTCCTCCAGATCCTCCTGCTGTTCCAGTATAAACTGATGCACAAGGTGACGTATATCCTCCTTTACCACCACCATTACTTGTAATTGTTGAAAATATTGAATTCGATCCTGAAGTGTTTGCTGCTCCTCCTCCACCTACTGTAATTGGATATGGTGTTGCTCCACCAACTGAAAATGATGCACAAGTACGAAGTCCTCCTGCTCCACCTCCTCCCGATATACATCCTGCTGGTCCACCACCTCCTCCCCCTGCTACAGCTACATAAGCAACTAATCTAGTTCCCGGTTGTGTTGTGATTGTTGTTGAACCTGTACAGGTTGTTGTTGTAATTTTGTTTTTACCACGTGATGTTACGTTGACTGGTCCAATTATTCCGCCGTTTTGCGCCATAATTTAAACCTCCTAAGCGTCGTTTATAACTTCATAAGATATAAATAAATCTAAATCTGAAGCAGCGCTTGCTCCACCTTTTAATATGTCACCTTCCATAAGATAGATAGGTGTATCGACCAACACTAACGTTGCGTCAGCTGGTACCGAAACTGTTTTTGCTAAATAAACTGTTGCGTCTGCTCCAGTTGTTGTAACTCCTGTTGTACCTGAACCCATTCCATCTACAAACAAACTTACGTCTGCTGCATTTGTTCCGTCAACATTTGCTACTGTTACTCTATTTAATTTTACGACTACGTCTGCTGCTACTGTCATCAATGTGTCAGTTGCTGTTGCAGATAAATTCCATCCAGCGTTACCGCCTAAGATTGTTGTTACTGCTACTATATTTGGGTTTGCCATAATTTAATCCTTTTATCCGAATACTATCGCCATTGCAATAGCTTTTCCTGTTGTTATACCAAAAGTTGATGTTGCTGTCCACTGTGTATTTCCAGAGCCATCTGAAGTAGTCAAAGCATAATCAGCCGCTGCTCCCACAGCTGCTGGTAAAGTAAGGGTGTAAGAACCACTTACTGCTGTTGGTACATCTATTTTAACATAAGCATTATTATCAGCATCGTTTAATGTTAATGGGTTATTATTATTTAATGTAATTCCTGAAAAAGTAGCAAAAACATCTACAACAC